TCAGGCGGACACGATGGCGGCTGAGATCACGGCGCTGGCTGATGAGCCGCCGCGGATGATCGAGGACGACAAGGGCGTGGCCAGGGTGGACTCGGCCTGGGTGCAGTGGCAGAAGAACCGGGTCGACGCCCGCAAGTGGGTGGCGTCCAAGCTTAAGCCGCGGTCGTACGGCGAGCGGCTGGCGGTGGCCGGTGACGCTGAGTCCCCGCTGAAGGTCGAGGCGGAGTTGGGGGCTGAAAAGCTCCTGAAGGCGATACTTGAGAACGCCCAACTGAACCGGCAGGCTGACCAGTCCTGATCCCGCGGGCTGAACGATGACGATGAGCGCGGCGACTCCCGTGCCTGCCGGGTGGCAGGTGTCTGAGCCGGGGGGCCAGAACGAGGGTGCGATCTCCCGAGACCGTCGCTTGATCGCCGTCATCGCTCAGCCGTGGGCATTCCCGCGATAGCCTGCCTCAATCGCTCGAGGCGGTCGGTCTCGAAAATCTCGGGGCTGTATCCGAGTACCGATAGGGAACGTCTATGAAGTGGGGGGGATGGATGCCGAGCAGTTCAGCGCGGGCCAGGATCAAGCGTCTGGTGGCGCTGGTTGAGGAGCGGCCGAGGAGTGCGGCGGAGTTGATGGCGGAGATCCCTGGGCTGGACATGACGGCCATAGGCAATGCGCGGTGGCGCGGGGTGATCCGGCAGGAGGGTGGTCTGTTCTGCGGGCCGTCGTCAGGTGGAGTGCCTGTTGAGGCGGTGCGGGCGGCGAGTGTGTGGGACTACGCGGCGAGGTGTGGCCATGAGCTTGGAACGAGTGATCGCGGAGCAGATGCAGACGATCGATGGACTGCGCTCGCGGGCGGAGCATGACCGCCGGCAGATCGGGGCCATGTACGAGGCGGAGCGCGAGATGGGCCGGGCGGTGTTCGATGTGCTGTACCGCCGGCCGGACGAGGCGGCTGCGCGGCAGCGGATGCGGGAGGTGCTGCTGCGGCTCGGGTGGTGCATGCGGTGTGAGTCGCGGCCGTGCGCCTGTTTGGAGGACGACGAGTGACTGACGAGCGCATCGCGGAGATCATGGGCTGGGCGCCAATCGACCCGGGCGACGAGTTGACGGCGGCGCTTCGCGCTGACCTGCTGGCCCGCCTGCATCAAGTGGCCCAGGAAGCGGCCCAGGAGGCGCTAGAAGGCGCTGAAGTGCTGGCGGGGTGCGTAGGGCAGGGCAATGCCCGCCGATGGGCTTCTGTGGGCTCCTGGCTCTATCCTGGCGATCGCATCGTGGTGCTTCGTGACTGACATCGCGGAGTTGCTGGCCAAGCCTGACGTCCAGGGGGCGTTGCAGGCGCTGCCGGCGGACAAGCGCTTGGCGTACCTGTGGCGGGCGCGGTGGATCCAGACGGCCCACGCGCATCAGGTGCTGCCGCCTGGGGACTGGTGGTCGGTGTGGCTGATGTTGGCTGGACGCGGAGCCGGGAAGACTAGAACCGCTGCCGAGCAGGTGGGCTGGTGGGCCTGGACGGAGCCGGGCACGCGGTGGTTGGTGGCCGCGCCGACGAGCGCTGACGTCCAGGGCACGTGCTTCGAGGGGGAGTCGGGGTTGCTGTCGGTGATCCCGCCGCCGCTGGTCAAGCAGTACCTGAAGCAGCCCAGGCCGACGATCACGCTGACGAACGGGTCGATGCTGATCGGCATCCCGGCGTCGGAGCCTGAGCGCTTCCGGGGCCCGCAGTTCCACGGGGCGTGGCTGGACGAGTTGGCGGCCTGGGACTACATCCAAGAGTCGTGGGACCAGATCCAGTTCGGTGTGCGCCTGGGGCAGAGGACGCGCACGGTGATCACGACGACGCCGCGGCCGAAGGACTTGATCATCGAGTTGATCGGCCGAGAGGGTGACGACGTTGCGGTGACGCGGGCGTCGACGTACGTGAACCTGGGCAACCTGTCGTCGAACTTCAAGCGGCAGATCTTGCAGTACGAGGGGACGAAGCTCGGGCGGCAGGAGTTGCACGCCGAGATCATCGACCCGGAGGATGGTGGCATCGTCAAGCGGGATCAATTCCGCCTGTGGCCGAAGGACAAGCCATTCCCGAAGTTCGAGTACGTGTTGCAGAGCTACGACTGTGCGACGAGCGAGAAGACGCAGAACGACCCGACGGCTGCATCGACCTGGGGCGTGTTCAAGCCCGAGGACGGGCCGATGGCGGTGATGCTGATCGACTGCTGGCAGGATCGGTTGCAGTATCCTGACCTGCGGCCGAAGGTGATCGAGGAGTACGACACGGTCTTCGAGTCGGGCGAGAGGGGTCGAGACCGCAAGCGGGTGGACCTGATTCTGGTGGAGGACAAGAGCGCCGGGATCTCGCTGATACAGGACTTGCAGCGGGCGCATTTGCCGGTCAGGGCGTATAACCCGGGCAAGGCTGACAAGGTGCAGCGGCTGAACATCGTCAGCGCGATCATTGCTCGGGGTCGGGTATGGATTCCTGAGTCGACGCAGCGGCCTGGGTTTGTGAGGGACTGGGCGGAGCCGTTTGTGTCGCAGATCTGTTCCTTCCCGGAGACGACGCACGATGATTTTGTGGACACTGCGACGCAGGCTCTTCGGTATTTGCGGGACTCGGGCTGGCTTGAGATCGATCCGCCGCCGCAGGACGATTGGGACGATGATGACTGGGCAGACACTGGGAGGCCGAAGCGTGAGAACCCATACGCTGCCTGAAGCGGCCGAGATTGAAGTTGTCGAACGGCATATCATGGCGGAGGGGCGCGAGCACTGGCTTGGTCCTGAATGCTGGTGCTTTCCGCGCCTGGACTACGTGGACCCGGACTCAGGAGTAGAGGTCTGGGTGCATCACGAACCGCACTGAGGTGGTCATGGAGTTGACGGAAGAGGAGCGTCGCAGGCTTTCGAGGCCGTCATTCCGGATGTCTGGCGCTGGTGGGCGGCGACCGCAGGGTCCGCTGTCGACGGGCTTGCAGGGGGCGGGCGAGGCTGCGGCGACGATCGGTTCTGCCGTGCTGGGTTCTGTGCCGGCTGGACTGGCTGGTCTGGCGGCGCTGCCCTTCAAAGGGCCCCAGGGGGCCGCTAGGGCCGTCGAAGACGTGCAGGAGGCCCTGACCTACGTCCCGCGCACGCAAGAGGGCGTGAAGGCCGTACAGAGCGCTGTAGGCCCACTGTCTGCGATGGGGGCGCCTGCTGAGTACATCGGCGAGAAGACGCGGGAGATCACGGGCTCGCCTGCACTGGCTACGGCGGCCGAGGTGGTGCTGGATCCGCTGAACCTGATCGGTTCGGCTGTTGCTGGCAAGGCGGCTGCGTCGGGTGCTCGTGCTGTTGGCCGGGCTGGCCAGACGCTGGGGCGCGAGTTGGGCCCGAAGGCAGCGGAGATGGCCGAGGGGTACATGCGTCGCGCTGGTTTGGCGCCGTCGATCACTGAAGGAGTTGGTTATGGAACAAGGCAAGAAGGTCCGTTCTACCGAGTCGCGCCCTCAGATCCTGAGCTTGCTCGATTCGCGCATCGAGGCATTAGAGAAGCGCCTGGGGAAGGTGCCGAAGCGCTCCCAGGAGGAACTGGAGGCCAGCTTCCGCAACCAGTATCGGATGAGTCAGTCCGGCAAACGTTAGCCGACCCCGGCAACTTTGTGATGCAGGCGGCCAACAGGTACGCCAGGGAGAAAACCGGGCAAGACTATGTGTTGCCCAAGATTCCGGAATCGTCTCTCGTCAAGCAGTCGCCGATCGGGCGGGTTTTCCAGTTGGGCGCAACGGATGACCCAGCATACAAGTCGGCCGTCTTCGAGAGCTATGGCCGGAAGTTCCCTCAGTTGATCGAGCAGACGGGCGCGAAGAATTACGATCAACTGCTGGAGGCCGCATACAAACAACTCGCAAAAGAGACGAAGCAGCAGTTCGAGAGTTTGCCGGTCAATATGTCTTTCCATCGCGCTGGCGAAGGAAACTATTTGTCCAGCGGCGACATGTTGAAGGACGTATATGGGAATCGGCACCTATATGTCTTTCAAGGCGGAGATCCTCATCAGTTTCTCAATGAAGTTGATCCAAAAACTGGCCTGAACAGCAACGAGATGTTCCGTGCGGTGCATGACTTTTATGGTCATGCCATTCACGGGAATCAGTTCGGCCCCAAGGGAGAAGAGATCGCTTACGCGGCGCACAGTCAGATGTTCTCGCCGTTGGCGCGTCTGGCGATGGCGACTGAGACGCGGGGGCAGAACAGCGTGGTGAACTACACGCCGCTGAATGCTGCGCTGAAGGCCAGGATTTCCAAGCTCGACGAGATCGAGTACGAGGCCAAGCGCCGCAGGGATGTTGCCGCTGTGCGGGACGTGCAGGCCGCCAAGAGGGATGCGTGGAGCGCGTTCCAGTTTGCGCCGCAGAAGGGTCTGCTGTTGCCGCCTGAATTTCTTGACGTGCAGTTCGCGGGCGGGATGCCTGACTACATCCAGCCCTTGATCCGGCCGGAAGCTGGCACGGCGGTGGGTTCTGAGCTTGTTCACTTCAGCAAGGCGCCGGGTTTGACGCAGACTGACCCGAGAAGGTATGGGCAGGGCATCAAGGGCAAAGAGGCGGAGCGCTTGTCATACGCGCCTGGGGCGGTCAAGGAGCGCACGTACTTCTATGCTGGGGAGCCGGGTGCGGTGACTCCGGAGCCCGGCCTTGGCCCGTACAGGTATCGTGCTCGGTCGGAGCAGTTGTATGACGTGGGCGCTGATCCTCTGGAGTTGCGCACCCTGGCGGCTGAGTCGAGCCGCACGCCGTTCACGGCGAAGTACAACCCGGGCATGCAAAGTCCCGAGCAGGCCATCACTGATGTCGAGCGGATGGTCAAAGAGTACGGGTACGAAGGGATGGTCAACCCCAAGCTGAGCAAGCCCACGGCGATCATGTACAGGCCGACGGCGGTGCAACCTTTTGCTGGCGGCGGTGCCGTTGGAGGGAACAACATGAGCTTTGCAGGTGCGGCCGACGAGATCGCGAGGAAGCTGGTCAGCCAGGGCATGAGCCAGGATCAGGCAATGATGCTGGCGCTGCGCATGTCTGATGCGCGGATGAAGGCGGGTGGCGCGGTGATGATGGCTGGCGGTGGTCTGGCCAAGGGTGCTGCAAGGGCCATCGCGAAAGCGGCGGAGAAGGCCGGCATGGCCAAGCCGGTGACGGCCACGAAGGATCTGACGACGGTCGAGGACTTCCATCGATCGCTGATGGACAGGGTGAAGCAGGCGGCAATTGACAGAACTGAAGCCATGACCGCTTTCGACTACAAGTACGACAAGGGTCAGCGCGTGTTTACCAAAGACAGCGCGGCAAAGAACAAGCCACCGTACACCATCCTGTCCCGCACCCGCGTGGGCAATGTGCCGATGCGCGAGGACATGAGCGACCCCTTCAGCAAGAAGATCATCGATCCTGAGACTGGGAAGACCAAGCGCACGCCCTACGAACCCGGCTACCGCGTCCGCATGGAGCGTGGCCCTGATGACTGGCAAGAGTTCGACATCCCTGCGTCTGCCATCATCGGCGACGTAGAGATGGCTGGGGGCGGGATAACTCACTTCGACAAAGGTGGTGCAGTCAAAACGAAGATCAAAGATCTGATTAAAAAGGTCTTGAATGAGCAG